TTTAACGTTTACTATAACGTTTCCTTGTTCGTCTGGCTCGTCGTCTATGCTTTTTATTACAAATCTCTCACCGTTTTCAAGTTTTTGTTTTATCTCACTGGCACTCAATCTTGACAATTGTCCTTTTACATTATATAATTCATTTTGATAATTATCATGATCTAGAATAAAGTCGGTAACCATGGAGCCAATTGCGCTATCATAGTGTTTGATATTACCATTTTCATCTGTAAACACTCCTTGTATTTTACCACTAGGACTCATCTCATAAGGAATATTCATTATAGTGTATGTTTCTTGGTTAGAACCCAAAGCATTATAAGTATTTGTTAATTTTTCTTCTAATTCCTTATTACTCTTAGAATAATTATCTGCTGCTTCATTCATAGCCCTTACGTAATCTCTTACTATAGACTCTTTGGTTTCGCCAGGCCTTGCCTTAAAATTACCATCTTTTACAATAGACAAAACTTCAACAGCCTTCTTTATGTCTTCTTCACTCCCAGATACTACTCCTTCTAACGTTTTTAAAACACCATAAGAAGTTAAAGCTGATTTAGTCATAATCCTCTTTGGTAAAGAGAGCATGTTTTTAAGTGTTGTACCAACATCTTGCATTCCTGCCTTAGTGGCCATTACAGAACTCCTTACCACACCAGAAATGTTAGATGGCTTAAGCGTTCTATATATTTCTTCTTCAGAAACACCTAAATCACGTAGTTTTCCTACCGCTGTTTCAAATGCATTTTTTATAGAATCAGCATTCTTTTGTATCGCAATTGCTTCATGTTCATTCCTTATACCACTTTCTATATCTTTCCATTCCTCGAGACGGTTTTTAGAGTATATATCGCCTTTTGAAGCAGCTTCAGAAAGACTGTTTAATTCTTTGTTTATATCACTCCATGTTTTTGGTTTGTTTGATTCCGCATTTTCACCATATCTCATACTAATGTTTGGTATCCTTGTAGGTAAATTAGGTCTAGTCGGACCTCCAGACTGAACGTTATTTGGCAAGATTTGGTAATTAGAATACCTCTTCTGCATACCGTATTCCTTCCCAAGTTGTTGTAAAATTTCTACATCACTCAAGTCTGTATTTGGATGAGCCTTTTTATATAATTTAATATGGTCTTGACCATACTGAGTTGATGCTAACTCTTGAGCACTCTTCCTAGTTACATCCTCTATTTGTTTGTCGGATACAAACTCCCTTGAATATGTGTGACCATTTCTTATAACTTCTTCCAGCGAATCTGGTTTTATATCCTTGTAATAAGGTTCAAACATCTCTGCCAAACCAACAAACGCCCTTGGTGTCCAGTTATAAACACTTTTGGTGGAATCTGTTGACAAAGCAGGATCTTCATCTAAATCAGGATTCCATTTGTTATTCATTGCTAGTGCACGCTTTGCTTCCTGAGCTTTAACCCAAGCGTTGTAGCTTTCCTCCATTTTCTTCACTACCACGGGGTCTACTTTAGATCTTATTTCGTTGCTAAGCTCTCTCTGAACAAATGGATCAGATAAATCTTTAGATACATACTTGTCTCGTATATTATATAAATCATTTATCATCTTCTTACGCATCATGTCGTCAGGAGAACCTGGTATAGCATTAATCATTTCTGCCCTACTTATAACAGCATCTGTAGCAGCAGCAGCTTTATCATAACGATTCTGTTTAGCCTGACCTGCAGCCAATAACTCCTCAAATGGAATAGGAACATATGTCTGCACAAACTGAGCCTGTGCAGGTTGGTCATATCTATTTAAATTGAAGGACATATTACCTTTCTGTTTTAATTCTGTCTATAGTATCCCAATAATGCAACATCTGTTGAAACAAATCTTTTAATATCATAAGCTTTTCTTTGTCTCTTGATGCCAAATTATCTTGCAACTCTTTCGCCTGAGACCACTGAGACAATTGTGATAAACCTGTTCTAATTATATTACGCCTGGTGGCATCTGCGGATTTGTTCCAATCCATAACATTCCAGTTTACACCTGCACGATGCATTCCTTCCTGTTGTAGCATCTGTGCCTCCTGCCCCATTAAGCTAAGATCCATGTTTTGCTTGTTAGCCATGACGTCTGCCCTGCTACGCATTGCCTGATTTACTAGGGCAGATGTGTTACCCATCAATTCACCAGGAGTCCTGGCAGCACTTCTCAAATTATAATGTCCTATACGCTCAGAGTTTAATATTTGTTCTAAAGCAGGCTGTATATTTACACGCCTATCGTGCATAAGACTTGCAACTTGGTTAGCGTTTGGGTTATAAAAATCATTTGGTCTAAGGCCTTTGTTTCTATCAAATATAGCACCAATATTACTAAGTACAGGCGACAACTGTGCCAACGTAGACATGTTGCTTTTATCGTTGCCCCAATAATTAGGAGACCATTTGTTATAAAAGAAAAAATCCCTGAATTTGTCTGAAAAATTTAAATCTGGCACAGGAGACATATTCATTTTAGCCAGTTTGTTAGTGTTTATTTTTTTTGGAGACAGTAAATCTTCTATAGAGATTGGATTCAATGGTACATCTATACCTCCGCTTGCCTTCAGATTACCTTTGTTTTTCTTACCAGATTCCTGCATGGTGAATAACTCATCAAGCTCTTTATTAAGCCTGTCTATCATCATCTTCCTGGTACGTTTGTCTATGCTAGTAGCCATATTATTTAAGTTTTTCTAATTTAGCAATCTGCTTCATTATTTTATCTGCAGCTTCTTTATATGTCATACCTTTGTATTTACCTTCCTTAATTTTTAATTTACCAAACACCCTAGCCCCGGGTTCTGCAGATATGTCTATACCTCCTTCGGCATGTGTTGGACCATTAAATTTAACTAAGGAACCATCGTTTCCTTGCATGACCTCCCCGTCTTCTACTTCTATCTCTGTTCCGTATGGAGTTAAACCACCAGTTGCCATTACATAATTATTCCAACCAGCGTTTGCTAATTCTTGGTTCTTCTGTATCTTTAAAGCTTTTTCCTCTTTTTCTTTTTTATCTTTAATTAACCCCATTGCAATAGAACCTAAACCTAATGCTGCAGCGATTGGAAGTCCAACACCTGTACCAGCAATAGGAGCTAATGCAGCAAATGTTGATACGCCGGTACCAGCACCGCTTAAAATATTACCACCAATAGAATACTGTTTACGTATTGGAGTGCCAACAGGTATTTCAAATACAGTACCACGCCCACTGTTTATCTCACCTATCCTGTTAACAAGACTATCGATGTCATGTTTAGCAGACGAGGCCATTGAATAATAATGATCAACATACCCTTTTAAATTATCCTTAGACGTTAAATAAATATTTTTAGCACGCTCTTTTTCATAATTTTGGTATACGTTGTTAGCATTATTATACCAATTCATGTAAAATTCATATTCCTTATTGGCTTTCCTTAATAAACTTTCAGTTCTTTTAAGATCTTCCGGACTGCCATATTGAACAGGCCCGCCGTATTGATGTTTCCATTTCCTGGCATTACGAGCAAAGTTTTTCTTCTTCCTCATAGCGGCAGAATCACCAGGTTTGTCTTTAAGCATAGATGCAGGTATCTTCTTACCTTCAGGAATGCCTAAGGCCTTATGTAAAGACCCTCGTTTAGATTTTTTAATATGTATTGCCATTACCTTATAGATATTCTATAATTACACCCTATCTTATGAAATACAAATTTTGTATTATCACCATTGTTAATAAACACCAGATCGACCGTCATATATTTATCCCTTAGACGCTCTTTAAACTTCCTATTGATATTAAAGTTATTAACATCAAATATATCAGGATATAAATTAACATCTACAGAAATTACATTCCTAGGAACAATTGTAGTCCAAGACCTTTCCCTGCGCATTAAATTTACACCTGGCGACAGCGTTATATAATCACTGTTTTGATAATCATTATAACATCTAAGCAAACCAAAAGATTTGTCAAACACCTCAACGTTGTTACTATCATACAGGTTTGATATATAATATATGTTATCAAACACTTTTGTATAAGAATAATAAGGATTAAACAACAACTTTATTGTACTATTGTGATAGCAACTATTTTCATCTGGTCCTAACCCATAAAAATAACACCTGTTATTTATATTACTATTGTGTAAAAACAATATGTTAGAATCAACACCTTCTGTGTTATATAGCAAAGAGGTTGTTGAAAGTATTTTATTTTTGTACGGGACATATATATTAGGAATAAAAGTATACCTAGAAACAAAACACCCCATTATTTCATTATACGAAATAGTATACCCTTTTGTTTCATTTTTCAAGTAAAAAGTAAATAAAATTTCATTGTTTTCTATATCATGTATAGCTATTACTATATTGTTTATATCAAATATACTAAACAAATAAGACTGTAATCCCCTAGTTTTGCTTATAGAAACAAGACCTTCAGAAAAACTATATAATTCATTAGTAGTTTTATCATACCAATAAACACCATTAGAACCCCTGACAATACTAAATCGATCTTTACAACCAACTATATCAGATATATAAAAATATTTGTCTAACAATCCACCTGTACCAAGAACAATCTGAGATGAACTATCATCAGTTACAATTGCTCTTTCATTTATTGATAAATACCCAAATCCTCTATCTTGCCAGAAAAACATTCTGTCATTTACAGTTTTTATGGAATTTATAGGACCGAGTTTTGAATCAACATCTATATATTCGTTTATTCCAAACTTTGTCCAACTATCTGTATATTCACCGTTGAGTTTACGATTAGATGCTTTAACCCTGCAATCAAATACGTTGTCAAGGTTTAAGTCAAAAGGTTTCACTGTTTTTAGATCTACCGTTGACTCCTGTGAATATACAAACTTATATAAATACAAATCAGTTGGTTGATTATATGTGTTAGGAGCAGCGTCTACCCATTCCCCACTAACTTCTTGCATCAAATATGATCTGTTTATATCCAATTGATTCTTTATGCATTTATCATACCTTAAGTCACAATTTATTGTGCTCTCTACAGGTACAAATAAAATTTCTTGATTAGAATCACCATCACCACAGTTTCTCGACAAATCAGACATCTGTGTTAACACCTGAAAATAAGTTATAAACACGTCTCCACCATAACACGTGTTATATGAACCAGTACTAGTAATTATGTCAGAACACGGCCTGCATAAATTCCTAGACCTAGATTCGAAAGTATACCCACCATATTGACCACCAAATAGATTCCTTCTATAATTAGCTATACCATAAGTTACAGATCCTCTAGGCGTCCAACTAGAGTTAACATAATCTATAACAAGACATGTACCACCATATGAATGTTCAGACACATCATAATTCAGATACTGGTAATCACCAACAGGAATTGTATCTGTACTAGGCGTTAATATCTTAGCCTCTTGTATTAATGTTTTATTATTAGAACTTTTTGTTGTTGAAGTAAAATCCCTGTATTTAAATGTTCTTGACACAGCTGTGCCCTTCACAGTCCTAAATGTAGACAACACTGTACTAAAACGTCCTAAATAGTCTAGATAATCATAATTCTTAGACGATATATTTCTACTTATAGATATTTCAGGAGAAAAGAACCTACATATATTATTAGATTGTAAAGCATTATCTAACGTATCTGCAACTTTTGTTGCTCCACTAGTAGCTGTAGAAGCTAAAGCCCCCTGTGTTACCACAGACTTATCTTCTTCTGACCTAGGAACAAGAAAAACCTGAGCAGATACAGCATCAGAAGGAAAAGACTTAAAGTATACCCTTGGATACAATAAAACACCAGATACTACAGGGGAAGAATAACTAATTAAACCATAACCGCTGTCCTTTATACTTGGAAATTTCAAATCACATATCCAAGACGGAAAAGAAGACACCCCCTTGTCATTAAAGAATACAGCATATAACCTGTATACTTCATCTCGCTGAAAACTACGTTTACCGGTCATATAAGGACTACAATAACCATTATAAGAACCAGTATTAACGTCTATGTTTGTTTCATACGTTAAAGCATTGTTATTAACATCTAAAACAACGTTAGATGTTGTGAAATCTATTTTTATATTAGGGCCTTCTGCCCCTAAAGTTGATGCGTCACTTTGATATTTAAATGCTACAGAGTTATCATAATCGTTTGAAGGGTCGTTAAATTTATTTACGCCGTCATGAGTAATAACATAATTAGACCAACCGGCGTTGTTCCATTCTGCTGGTGTATCAGATGTAGGCACTGTTATAGTAACAGGAGTTGTTAGCCCATCAGAAGAATCATACACCTTTGCATCTATTGTAGGAGTAGTGGAATAATAAGTATAAGATATTCTAAGATCGTATACACATGTGCTGTATGGATCAAGAGTCCCGCCAAAAGGAACAAAATCCCCAGAAGTATTATTTATATTAAATGTAAGTACGTTAGTGGAATCTGACCAACTTATGTCTGTTATAGAACAAGAACTGTTGTTAGCAGAAAAAGGAGTTCCAGAATTATAAGTTCCTTGCACAAATGTATCAAAAGAATCTCCTGTTTGTAACACATCTGTTAAGTTAACTACAGTTACTCCCGCATAAGTATCCAAATTAGATATATTAACGTTGAGTGTATCAGTATCAACAAGAGTTATACTTACAACACCTAAACCATACAGTATGTTTCCATCTGTATTCCCGTCTAACAATGGGCAATATCTCCTAAACCTTACAGCCCTTGTATCAAAATCACCTATGTCAAAATTAGAAACCTCTATGTTTGACACAAATAATCTATCGTCCTTACTATCTATACCATGAGCAACAAAAGATTCAGTAGACGCTATATTAAATTCGTCTAAAGACACAGTAGATATAGAGTCACCAGAATCTGTCAGGTAGATAGTTGATTCTCCTTCCGGATTAATGTAGTTTTCAGAAACAATACTTATAGTAGGAACTTGTCCGTATTCATTATAATAAACTCTATACAAACGTATTCTGTTAAGTCCTATTTGTTCAGACAAGCCAAAAGAGTTATCTATCTTTATGATAAATCCTTTATACGCATAATCTTCTGAACTAGAAGCACCAAAATAATTTAAGCTAGAGGTCATGCCGTCGTTAGAATCTGTGATATGTATCATATCACTTAACGGAGATATTGTAGTTTCTGACCCATTTACTTTATAAAATTGATAAGCGTACTGTACAACACCAGGTCTCAAAGAACCATTTATTACCTTATACAACGAAGGTTTCAAAAATTTAAATTTCTGTTGGAATTCAAACTTGTCAACAGAAAAATAAAACACACTTACACCATCGTATGCTTCTCCTGTTGTAGTTAAATTAGAAGCTACATTTGCATGTCTTACTTTGTTGTACCCGTCTACCCAATACACTTTTTGTATATCATCTCCCTCGTACCTAGACACAGCTTGTATTGGATAATATGTACTAAAATTAAGACTACCACCGCTGTTATTCATTGAGGGGTTGTCAGAATAAAGCAATTCTATACTAGTCTGCTCTTCAAGCGTTAAATCTATAGTAATCTTATATATCCTACTTTCCCCACCTTCTGATATAGGATTAGATGTAACATTTTGTGTTACAAACAACACAACATCGTCTCGTATCTCTTTAGCTCCACAAATATGATAACTAGAAGATATAATTTCCGTTAAGTTTATAACTTTTCCTAAACCAGAAAAAGTATTTGCGGATACAGTGGCAACAAATGTCGAACCTTTGGTATATTCAACACCATTATAGTTAACCAAGCCACTAACCACATAATAACTAACCCCGTCTGATAAAATATCACCTTCTGATAAAACTGGTATAAGACTCTTCATACCTAAGATGTTTTCCAAAGAACCAGAAGTTGAACCAGCAGTAGTTACGAGTCTATAATTTGTAGCATCTCTATATGCTTTAGAAGAAAGCAGCTCATCGCTTACATCTTTCTGCATTCCTTCTGCAAAAATATTTTCTACAGTCTTAGTCATACTTAATTATTATATATAATCTGTTGCTGACCCAACGTTGAAAACCCAGAAGAGTGTTCGTCTATTTCTGGTATAAGTCTTAACCAAGTATTTTTTATACTCTCAAGTTGATCTTTGTTTGGCATTAATGCATTACCATAAGCTTGTTTACAATAGTAATTCCAAGAACGTCTTGCATCATAATATACAGCATCACGTATAGACCCTTGCTTCCATTGTGGATACAACAGTTTCATTACAATATACCAATATATTGCTTCCATAAAAGATGCATCGTCCGGTATAAGAGGGTAACCTTCATTGTCTGTAGGAATGGCCTGATATGCAACCATAAGATAACCAGAAGCCTTGTTTGTTTTTATATAACTGTTTACTATAGTGTAGGTTATATCATCTGTCTGATTCATATTATCACCATAACCGTAACTGGACCTTAGATTTATATATTGGCTAACAAGAGAGTTTATAAGACTACGTGTGTTTGGTTCTGAATTTAATTTTGCCAATGCTTCTGAATAAGATAAATTATACAAATCCATTGCTAATGATACCAATGCCGATTCCGGGTGCTGTACGTCTTCTGAATTGCCAACCGTGCTAGACGTCATCACATTCCCAAAATCAAATGATCCTGTAGCATAACGCATAGGATAAAAAGGACCGTTTTCATTGTATGCAAAACTAACTTGTATTAATCTATAAAAATCGCTAGGAAGTCTGCTCTGATAATTTGATACTGTTAATAAAGGAAGACCATCCTTTCCGCACACTTTGTTTATAAAAGAAGGGAAGGCTCCTATTTTTTCTAGAGCCTCGCCAGCCCACTCAATCATGTCTGATACCCTGTGTGTGCCCTCTTGTAAATCAAGGTCAGTAAAAACCTTAGATATTACCCTTTTTATACTTACAGTTTTATATATCATTTGAACTAGTGTTATTCGTAATAATCAACTTTATTATCCTTTATCACATGTGCCAGTGTTCTCTTATTAGACCTTGAAGGTACAAATTTATAAAAATACAAATTCGGTATATAACAATTCTCTTTGTCCCATTTGAACCTATACACGTATCCTTTTGAATGCTGGTTCAAATGATATATTACCTTCTTGTGCTTTACAGTTTCAACCCAGTTTATACCAAACCTGTTTAATTTATCAACAGTTATTTTACGTTTAGTAACCCTTATATAACCTAAGCGTAGAGGCATGTGAAATATTATACCATCGTATATTATAGAACGCATCACCTCTTTAAAATAATCACTTAAAACCCTTTTATATATTTTATAATCTACCTTGTATAATTTATTAGAGTCTATTGAATTGTTGTAAAACTTATAACAATCAACAGCATTATGTAAATTCTGAAGTTTATTTTTGCCCCTTGAAAAATATGCACACATGTTATTGAGGATTATTAGCAGAATCGTTGCTTACGTCTGTTTTTGCAGACAACTCTATTTTAAACTCTGATTGTATTATAATTGTTTTTAATTCTGTTAACATGTTTATAGGAATTGGATATTTACTATCATAATCGAAATACGGTTGGTTTGTGATAGGATTAACAAATCTTGCTACTTCTGTTGGTATTTCAAAAACTCCCCTTACAGTTATATATTGCAAAGCCTGCGGGTTTACAATGTACAAATACCCGTTCCTTAAAAATGCAAGCTTATCGTTGCTTGTATACTTTTTATATCTTTGCCATTTACTCCTACCTTCTGGTACAAACTGTATCTCATCGCCTATGGTATTTCCTATATACATAAAACCAGAACTA